AATACTGATAGTGACCACAAGCTGCAAATTGGCGAGTACAACACCAACTCAGCAAACCAATCTGAAGGTGAAACAAAGCTAATTCACGTTGATGATAGCTATGTAATGCGTGTGGCTCGTAGACATGGCAGCGGCAACATTGCTTCTACTGGATGGTATAATGTTGCAAAGATACCGCCATTCGGAACGCACGGCAAAGTCACAGTGTCGTTGGGTGGAGACTTTACGGCTGATGTAATTGTTGTTGAGTGGATTTCATCTCACAACACAGCCTTAGGTAACTCTCTTGCTGAACCGCAAGTAACCGCCAAGGCTACCTTTGCAAATGTTACTGCCCCAAGAGTTACAAATACACGGGTAGCAAGAGATGCGACAACGGGTACATACTATGTACAAGTTTACGTTGGTTCTGGGGTAAACAACAACACAAACGGTAAGTCCGTCCTTGAGTTGCATTTAGGTGAATATGTTGAGACCAACAATAGCAACATTGAAGCAATGTTTAGCTTGTACACTGGCAGTCCATCACATTACTTTGAGTGTCCTATTATTACCAATGGCTCAAATCGGTTGGGTCGTCACACAACGCCAGAACAACCTTACTTCTTGGCTTCAATGAGTAGTAACCTAGTTGTAGGTCGGACTGTTGGTTATTTCACTCTTCCCTTCAACCAGACAAGGCATAATGTGGGAGGTCATTTTAATACAAGCACTTATACATTTACGGCTCCCGTTTCTGGCTTTTATGAGTTTGCGATTCATGTCGAAACTAACTCAAACTCTGTCTGGGATACAAATACTTGGGTTTATACAGGCAATCTTTACAAAAACGGTAGCGCCCTTACAGGAAACGATAACTGGGGAAACACAGGTAGGCACAACTCATGGAGCTATACCTATATTGATTATTTTGCCGCAGGCGATACGGCACAAGTTCGAGGTTATAATCCTGGCAGCTATCTTGAGTTTGGTGGAGATAGCGGGAGTAGCACTAGTACAAATAACTGTCGTTTTTCAGGTCGCTTGCTAACATAAGGAGGCTAAAATGCCACAAATTACGATTACGCTTTCAGATGCTGAACTAAAAGGCATGGAAAGTATAACTGAAAATCCACAAGAATGGGCGCAGAACGCTGTTTCTGAACGTGCCAGATTAGCTAATAATGACATCATCCGAATGTACACGGAACGTGCATTAAACGAAGGCGTACAAATACCTGCGACACGGGAACTAATTATATTAGACGCATTCACACGGGGTTGGGCTAAAACGGCAGCAGATGTAAATTCTGAGTTTAATGCTCAACTAGCAGCACGAGTAGCTGCCGAAGCAACACCAGAATAAACACAGTCTAGGAGGGGAAAACGATGACTGAAGAGTTGAAAGGTACGACAGACAAGAAGCAGATGGTCGACATCGAAGGAAAGCAATACGCTGTCGATGATCTGTCGAACGATGCAAAACGCTATTTTAACCAGGTTGTGCGCAGCAACGATGAAATAGCAAACGCAAACATGTTGCTGGAGAGGGCAACGGTGACGCGCGAAGCGTTTTTGGAACGACTGAAAAACGAGTTAGGTGATGGATAAAAGAACAGTGGCATCCGCGCATGAGCGCATAGACGGGCTGGAAAAGGAGGTGGTCGAAATCAAGACCGAAATGAAAATCCAGTTCAAGGATTTGTTTAATCGCGTCAAGCGAATGGAAAGCATCATGCTTGCAGCCACGGGATCAATAATAGGCTTGCTTGTGATGGTGCTAATGAAAATGAGTTGACCTATGGACCCCGTAAGCTGCGTTGCATTAGCTACAGGCGCGTACAAAACGCTGAAAGCTGCGATCAGCACGGGCAAAGACATCCAAGAAATGGGCAACACGATTGCAACTTGGGGGCAAGCGTTTTCAGATTTTAACAGGCTAGAGGAGAGACAAAAAAACCCGCCTTGGTGGCAAAAGACGTTCAAAGGTTCTGACGAAGAAGAAGCAATCTTGATTTGGAACCAACGCCGTAAAATGGACGAAATGCGAAAAGAAATTAAGGATCATATTTCTTTTGTATACGGGCCATCGGCATGGGACGAAATTTTGCGAATTGAAGCCGAGCAAAGACGTAAGCGCAAAGAAGAGGCATACAAAAAACAAGAGTTTATCGACAACCTGGTGAACTGGATTTGTGGCTTAATTTTATTCGCGATAGGCGTTGCGTGTTTGACTTTTATCATTTGGATGGTTGGACGGGGCAGAGGTGATTGGTGATGTTGTACGTTCTTGTTTTTATTCAATACATTCCGTCGGCTACGTTGAGGTATTATCAAATAGGAGATGTACACGCGACGTTAGAGGAATGTGAACAAGAGCGAAGAAAAGCAACAGAGGGTTTGGTAGTCCACAATAGTCAGACGGTAGCCTGTCTTGAAGTTAGTCGAACGTAAAAATGGAAAATGGGTTTTATACGATAAAAACGGAAAGGTCATAATAATCACGCGAGATAAGCGAGTTTTGGAGGGTGTAGCTAATGGTAGAAGAATACGATCTAAACAAAAACGGAACGCTAGATGAAGATGAACGGGCGATTATGCTCGAAGATCGACGGCGACGTATGGAAGATGCAGACCATAAGCGTGATGCCCAGCTGCGTATGACATGGTTCGCGCTTGTTGGTTTACTGGTTTACCCTATCGGGATCGTGTTGGGTGATGTCATTGGATACGAAACGACAGGCCAACTTTTAGCAGACATAGCCCCGACTTACTTCATCGCCATATCTGGCCTTGTTGCTGCATTCTTTGGGTTCTCAGCAATGGGGAATAAGAAATGATACAAGCACTAATAGGACCATTAACTGAACTGGCGGGGGGCTGGTTAAAAGGTAAAGCGGATGCACAAGCGGCAGCGGCAAACCTAAAGCTCGTAGAGGCAGAAGCTAAAGCAACCATTATGAAATCAGCTGCTACGTCAGAAGCTGAATGGGAAAAGATAATGGCGCAAGGCACGATGAATAGCTGGAAAGACGAATATTTAGTTCTTCTTTTTAGCATCCCTCTCATTTTGTGTTTCACAGGGGATTGGGGACGGACCACGGTCGCTGAAGGCTTTGCCGCTTTGGAGACAATGCCCGAGTGGTATCAATATACGTTGGGTGTAATCGTAGCTAGTAGCTTTGCCGTAAGATCAGCGACTAAATTCTTTGGAGGGAAAAAATGAAAGAGAACTTTGATAAGTGCCTAGAAATGCTGTTGAAGCATGAAGGTGGTTTTGTAGATCACCCCAAAGACCCAGGTGGCATGACCAATTTAGGTGTAACACGCGCTGTCTATGAGCAATGGATGGGGCGTCATGTTACAGAAGAAGAAATGAGAGCGCTTACACCAGAAGATGTCGGCCCGATTTACAAGAAGAACTATTGGGACAAGGTGCGCGGTGACGATTTACCAAGCGGCGTTGATTGGTGTGCGTTTGATTGGGCTGTAAATAGCGGCTCTGGACGCCCAGCAAAGGCTATTCAACGCGCGGTTGGCGCAAAACAGGACGGCGCAATAGGACCAAAGACGTTGCAAGCGGTAGCGGAGAAGGTGCCAAGCGAAATTATCGAACAAGTGTACCACACGCGCCAGCGTTTTTACGAAAAATTAAAAACTTTTGAGACATTCGGCAAAGGCTGGACACGGCGCAACAAAGAAACGCTAGAAACTGCACTAGAGTTAGCCAATGAGTAACGCAAAGGTACTTAACGATTTAGATAAAAAGATTGCGGCTGCTAAACGTCAAAAGCTGGCTTTGGAGTGCCGCACATCTTTTATCGATTTCGTTAAATACACGATGCCAGACGCAGATGACCCCGAAAACATCGACGAAAGCATGTTTAAGGACGCCAAGCACCATAGGGCGCTGGCGAAAGTGCTAGAAAAGGTCGAAAAAGGCCACATTCCGCGTCTAATTGTGTCTATGCCGCCCAGACATGGTAAATCTGAACTGATTTCCCGTAGATTTGTGCCTTGGTTGCAGGGGCGTGACCCATATCGCAATGTAATCTTTGCAACATATAACGAAGATTTTGCAAAAGACTTTGGTGCAGACGTTCGCAACATCATGTCACTGCCTCAATACAAGCATGTGTTTCCAAATTTTGGGTTGCGCAAGGGTGGGGCGAGTAAATCCCGCATCCAGACATCATCTGGCGGTATGTCTGTCTTTGTAGGTAGAGGTGGATCTATCACTGGTCGTGGTGGCGATTTTGTTATTCTCGATGACCCGATTAAGGATAGCATCGAAGCTAACAGCCCGACGTTGCGCGAACAGCTGTGGCAATGGTTTACGCAAGTTTTGATGACACGCCTTATGACAGCATCAGCGTCTATCGTGATTGTTCAAACGCGCTGGCATGAAGATGATTTGATCGGACGGCTGACTGATCCGACTAATCCGCACTACAGCCCAGAAGAAGCGGCAAAGTGGAAGATTATTAACTTGCCAGCATTGGCAGAGGAAAATGATCCACTAGGGCGCAAAGAAGGTGAACTGTTGTGGCCTGAACGGTTTGATATGGAGTTCATGGAAGCGCAGCGGCGTCTGGATTCACGCGGGTTTAGCGCTTTGTATCAAGGCAGACCGACGCCCGAAGATGGTGATTTGTTTCGTCGTGAGAACATCCAGTATTACAATCGCAAAGATTTGCCCGAAGATTTACGGATTTACGCAGCATCAGATCACGCTGTCGGGATCGACAAGACACGCAATGATGCGACATGCTTGCTGATCGTGGGTGTTGATAAGAATGACGACATATACTTGCTGGACAGCTGGTGGGAAAAGCGCACGACAGATAAGGTTGTGGACGCCATGCTGGATTTGATGAAGCGCTGGAAGCCTTTAATCTGGTGGGCAGAAAAGGGCCATATCTCTAAAGCTATCGGCCCATTTCTGCGTAAGCGTATGGGCGAGGAAAAGATTTATTGCCGTATTGAGGAAGTGACGCCAGTTGCAAACAAGGTGCAAAGGGCGCAATCGATCCTTGGGCGAATGGCAATGGACAAAGTGCTGTTTCCGAAGCAATCAGTGTGGACACAAAAGGCAACAGACGAACTTTTAAAGTTTCCAAATGGACGAAATGACGACTTTGTTGACACTTTGGCGTGGATCGGAATGGGCTTGGCTCGACTAACTACCCCTGGCGGTGGTATAGTAAGAACAGATAATCGTCCTAAAGTCGGTACGTTAGCGTGGGTTAAATGGGATGCTGCGCAACGGAAGAAAGAACAATTGATACATAGCAAGGCTGGTGGTTGGTAATGAACGAAGAAATGACGATAGTTACGACAGACGTTGAGCGACCAGAACCGACACAACGACGTAAGGCGCTTGTAAGCCAGTGGTTAGCAAAAGTTAAACACGCAAAAACTTTTCACGAAAAAGCATTTAAGCAAATGCGGCGTGACATGGATGCCGCGTTAAATGGTTATGACGACACAAAATGGTCTGGCGATAACTATGTTGCCAACATCTTGCAGCGTCATGTTCAACAGCGCACAGCTGCGCTATATGCAAAAAACCCTAAATCTGTTGCAAAACGTCGTAATCGCATGAATTACGAGTTTTGGGACGGTGTGCCAGAGACACTTGCGCAAGCGTTTATGGCGTCGGAAGGTGCAGCCCAGAACGGTCTGCCCGTCCCGCCAGAAGCGTCTATGATTATCCAAGACTACATGCAGGGCCAAAACCAAAACAAAATGTTGGATAACGTAGCTAAAACGCTAGAAAACTTGTTTGATTATTACATGAAAGAGCAGCAACCAGCGTTTAAATCGCAAATGAAAGCGTTGGTGCGTCGTGTAATTACTACTGGCGTCGGCTTTGTTAAGGTTGGGTTTCAGCGTGACGTTGATCGAGCGCCAGAAGTGGCTGCAAAAATTGCTGACGTACAAGCACAGATCGACTTCTTGCGTCGGGTAGCGCAAGAGGCGGCAGAGGGGAAGATCGAACAAGACGACCCTGAGATCGAAGCATTGATGCTTTCAATGCAGACACTGCTAGAGGAGCCGATGGTTACGATCCGCGAAGGATTGGTGTTCGACTTCCCCGAAGCAAATTCGATTATCATTGACCCACGCTGTCGGCAGCTGCGTGGATTTGTTGGTGCAGAATGGATTGCGCATGAACTGTATTTAACGCCAGACGAAGTAAAAGAGATTTACGACGTTGATCTAAAAGACCAGTACCGCACCTACGACATGAAAGGGCGGTTAGTTGGCCCCAATGATCCCTACACACAGCGTACAAGCTATGACGAGATCAACGGAGAGGGCGCACCAGACGGGTTAGTGCAGATTTATGAGGTATATGACCGCAAGACAGGTGTTCAGTATTGTATGGCTGACGGACACGATGACTTCTTGCGTGAGCCGATGGGGCCAGACGTAAAAGTTGAAACCTTCTGGCCTATCTTTGCTTTGGTGTTCAATGAAGTTGAGCATAAAGATCACTTATATCCACCATCAGACGTTAGCTTGTTGTTGCCAATGCAGCACGAATACAATCGTGCGCGTCAAGGATTACGAGAACATCGCCGTGCAAACCGTCCGAAGTATGCGGCACCAGCTGGGGTGTTAGAGGAAGCGGATAAGGAAAAACTTGCGACACACCCAGCAAACGCGGTGATCGAACTGCAAGCGCTGGCAGCTGGTCAGAAAGTAAACGACGTTATTCAGCCTGTCGGTCAAATTGGTATTGATCCAAACTTGTACGAGGTGCGCACAATTTTTGACGACATTCAGTTAGTCGTCGGTGCGCAAGAAGCACAGTTTGGCGGTCTATCACGAGCGACAGCGACAGAAACATCGATTGCTGAAAGCGCCAGAATGTCCACAATGGGCGCAAATGTTGATGAATTAGACAGCTTTATGTCTGAAATCACACGCGCAGCTGGTCAAGTGTTGCTGCAAAACCTGTCTGTCGATGAAGTTAAAAAGATTGTAGGTCCAGGTGCTGTATGGCCCGAAATGACCCGCGATCAAATCATGGAAGAAATTTACCTAGAGATCGAGGCTGGATCGACAGGTAAGCCAAACCGCGCAGCCGAACTTGCAAACATCGAGCGGATCATGCCGTTCTTGTTGCAAATTCCTGGCATCGATCCGCGCTGGTTAGCAAAAGAATTGCTGAA